AGGTGCGCGGTCGAATCTACACACTTTTGCACTTACAGGAAAACAACTAATGATCAAACTACGCCCAAGTGCAGCTACGCGCTGGATTCAATGCCCTGCATCTGTGAGACTGTGTGCCGACATTCCTTACCAGCCAGCAGGAGAGGCTGCGCAGATCGGTACTGCCATTCACGAAGTGGCTGAGACTGCATACCTCACTAACGCTTCTCCCTACGACTGGATCGGTCAGACCGTCAAAGACATTGTGATAACTGAGCAAAACGCTGACTTTGCTCAGGCTCATGTGAATCACATTAGGGACTTGGAGTTGCGTCTTGGCACTCTCAAGGTTGAGCAGTATGTGACCGTGTACAAGGACAAGGACATCGAGCTTGGTGGTACTGCCGATGTTGTGGCATGGAATGACGAGCAGTCAACACTTTGCATTGCAGACTTAAAGACTGGCAGAGGCTATGTGGACGCTGACTCAGACCAGATGAAGATATACGCTATCGGTGCGATGCGTCACGCAAAGACAGAGTTCAGCAACATTGAGCTGTCGATTATTCAGCCCCATCACGGTGAACCTAGAACACACAAGATCACATTCAAGGAGCTGAACGATTGGGCAGCGACGAGGTTAACCCCAGCGATTCAAGCAATCAAGAAGGGTGATACCGAACCCACGCCAACAGAGTCTGGTTGCCAATGGTGTCCTGCCAAGGCTATTTGTCCTGCACAGCGCAAAGGGTTTGAGGTCATTGCGTCTCAACCTGATCTGACACAACTCAACAAAGAAGACATCCAGTCAATCATGGTGACGCTGACACCAGAGCAGATCGAGGACTTACTTGATCGCGCACCACTTGTTGAGAAGTTTATTGATGCTGTGCGTGCTCACGCAATCACTCGCATTGAGGCTGGTGAAGTTATCAAGGGCTGGCAGATGCAGCCTAAGCGTGCGTACCGCAAGTGGATCGACGAGAAAGAAGCAAAGCACGCATTGCACGACGCTGGTATCCCAGCAGATAAGTTGGTCTCTAGTGAACTTATTAGTCCATCTGAAGCAGCCAAACTACTGCCCAAAGAATCAAAAGACTTAATTGATACGCTAACAAAGAAAGAGTCTAGTGGTCTCACTCTTGCGCGTGACTATTCTTTAGGTCAATAATCCATTCCCCCAAACCGTTGCCATGTGCAACATTTTTAACTTGAACTCGAAAGGCTCAAATGCTTAACCTCTCATCATCATCTGGCGGTGGCAACTACATCCGCTTCATGCCATCTGCTAACGCATGGCTCAACAGCAACAAAGAGGAATTCACACCAAAGAAAATGGTTGTAGATACCGACTCGTTGCAGACTGGTTGGATGCACCTTGGAGAAGGTGTGCGCGACTGGCAACCAGACGCAAGTCTTGGAAAGAAGGGTGCTCAACCGTCACCAGACCATAAGCGTGGTTTCTCCATCAAGTTCTACAACAAGGAGATGGGACTTGCTGAGTGGTCTGCTAACGGTACAGGTCCAAACATGGGCTTGGAGAAACTGTGGAAGATCATCGGCTCGCAACAAGAAGCAAACCTTGGCAAGTTACCCGTCATTGAGTACAAGTCTTCTACGCTAGAGAAGATCGGCAAAGGGACAACAAGAATCCCTAACTTCGATGTGGTGAGCTGGATTGAGCGTCCTGCTGGCATGGACGCGGTGGACGATGGAACTCAGAACTTTGATAGTGACGGCAAGATCACGATGTCTGCACCAGTAGCACCGCAACCGCAAGCAGCACCTAAGACTGCAATGGCTCAGGCAATTGACGACGACGAGATGTTTTAAGGAGACATGAACATGATTCAAGAACAACGCGCAGTTCCAGTAACACTTGGTCTAAACCGCATTGATCACAACCCTACGGTTGAGGAAAACATTGACGAGAAGATTAGGTATTACGAGGCTGAATTGGTTAGATTAAAGCAGTCTAAAGAAGAACTTGCACCGCTATTGAAGATGCGCATACGCGACATTCGTCAGGCGATGGAATACTAACTCTTAGGAGAGACGGGGCTGGTCTAAGGATCAGTCCCGTTTTTTTTCCTCTATGGAAAACGACGAAGAATTTTGGATGCTGCTTCTCATTGCGTTGGCTCAAAGGGTCTACGAATTGGAGCAGAGATTGGAACTATTAGAAGGACAAGAATGCAAGCCGAACAAATAGCGCAAGCGCTTGGCAACGCAAGACGAGTAAACGGGCAATGGATGGCGAGCTGTCCTGTAAGCTCACACGGGCAGGGTAACGGGGACAGGAATCCAAGTCTTTGCGTGTCGGAGACAGACGAAGGTAAGCCACTCTTTAAGTGCTTTAGTGGGTGCTCTCAGGATGAGGTGTTCCACGCCATAAAGAACTATGGACTTCTTAAAGACCTCCACAACCCGACAGACTTCCTCACCCAGATCAAACCGTTGCCAAAACCACAAGAACCTGTGCTCGAACAGGAGTGGCACTACACCGACGAGGCTGGGGTCGTACAGCACATCAAGCAGAGGTACAAGACCTTCGACGCAAAAGGAAAGACATACAAGCAGTTCAGAGTCGACGAGAACGGCAGACGCCACGCGAGTATGACGGGTGCAAACATCGTCCCTTACAACTTGCCAGAGGTGGACTTTGCGAGGAAGACAGGCAGAACTGTATTCTTGTGCGAAGGCGAGAAGGCAGCCGATGCTTTGAAGTCTTTGGGTGTGGTGGCGACTTGCACGCATAACGGTGCAAGTAACTTCCCCGAAGATGTCGTTAAGCACCTCGTCGGACTCACCATTGCGATAGTGCCTGACAACGACACGGTGGGCTGGGAGTACGCAAGGAAGGTAGTCGCAGCTCTCAAGTCGGTTACAAAAAGTATCCGAGTGGTAGACCTCCAGCTCAAGGAAATCAAGGAAGACGCATACGAGTTTGTTTACAAGTATGGCGGTGACAAGGATCGGCTGGTTGACCTGACAAAAGCCACGCAAGCAGTCACAAGTGAGATGGATGTAACGACACCTGCAAGGTTGCTCGGAGTTGTTGAGACGCAAGAAACTAAAGAGTTGGAGCTTCCCGCGGTCATGCCACAACGCGAAGGATTCAAGCTCGAAGCGTGGGACGACATCGAGGACGAACCTGTGGAGTGGCTCATCCAAGGAGTCATACCGCAACGCTCATTCGTGGCTTTGTACGCACCTCCAGCGAGTTTCAAGTCATTTGTGGCATTGGACATTGCCGAGTGCATCGCAACAGGAAGAACATTCCTTGGGCACGAAATCAGCAAGCAAGGTGCAGTCCTATACATCGCGGGGGAAGGTCACGGAGGTATCGGGACAAGGATCAAAGCCTTAAAGACGCACCACGGCACGCCAAAGGGTGCGCCTGTTTACTTCCTGAGAAGACAAGTCAACCTGCGCTCTAGCCAGACAGACCTCAAGGACTTGGTGGCAGCCATTGATGACTTGAAGGCGATCCACGACATCAACTTCGAGATGATCATCATCGACACCTTGGCTAGAGCGTTTGGCGGTGGAAATGAGAACGCAAGTGAGGACATGGGTGCATTCATTACGGCTGCTGGCGCTATACAAGGCAAGTACGAGTGCTCACTATTGGTGGTGCATCACGCTGGTAAGGACGCTACGAAAGGACTCAGGGGACACTCATCCCTACTCGGAGCAGTAGACACAGAGCTAGAGATCATCCGCATAGAAGGCGCTCAACCGCCAAAGGGAATACTCCACATCAGCAAGCAAAAGGACGGGGAAGACGGTCAGAGGATCGGGTTCAGAATGGTCGAGGTCAGCTCCACTTCTGGCGGTGTGGTGGACTTTGAGTCAGGCGACTCAAGCCTTGCGGTTGAGGCTGACGATGAAGCCATTAACGACAGAAAAGAGTCCATGAAACCGCCAGATAAGAAGGGCAAGGGCACTAACCAGAAGATCGCATTGACCTCGCTACATGAAGCAATAGCCAAGTTTGGGGAGATGCAAACCATCAACGGGATGCGCAATAAGTGCATAAAGATTGAGCAATGGAGGGTCGAATTTAAGGCTCGACTTGGCAGCGATGTGCATCCAGAGACGCTAAAAAAGGCTTGGCAACGGGTCAAGTTGGACTTGGTGGAAATGGAAAAAGTAGTAATTTATGATGATATGTGCTGGGCTGTGTTTGAAGAAAAAGATGACGCAAAACAGTCCAATTCTGTGGTCAGTTTGGTGAAGAAATGATGTGGGGGGACAGGGACAAATGGGGGACAAATGGTGGACAACACAAAATGCATTTGTCCACTCCAAAAAGGTGGACAGATGGATGGGGTGTGTATGTATACACCCCATCTGTCCCCCTTTGGATATGTCGGAGTTTCTGAGTTTTAAGAATTGGAGAAAAAAATGAGCAAGAAGAGAATTGGTAGTGTGGTTAGAGGTCTAAAACAGCCAGATTTTCCGATGAATACTTTTGAAGTATTTATGAATTCGAGGTTAGTTGAGCTGTCTGTTGTCAAGCGTGAGCACGAAAAGCGTTGGGGCATCAACAGGTTGATTGAGTTGGTGGATTCAGAGTTTCGGATCAAGGTGTGGCGACAGGCTGAACGAGTGTTCGAGGCTTCGGTGTCCAGAGATGAGGTGAAGTTGGATCGAGCTGTCGGTGGAATGATCAAGGCTTACGGTGCTTTGGAGTCTTGGGCGGTTGAGCATGGGGTGTCTGAGATGCCAGACATCACGGCAGTCGAGCATGAGATGCAAGACGGGTCGGTGATGGTGGTTGTTGGGACACATCACGACGCGACGCTGTACCAGCAATTCAGACCAGAGATTGCTAATCGTCACATCTGGACGATGGAAGAGCTGGAGTTGATCATGGACTCACCAGTCATTAAGGAGACCATGAAGATCAAGGCTTTGATGCCTTGTGCTGCACTCGTCAGGTTGGATAAGGATGCGAAGGAGTTTCCACTTGGCGGTGCGACGGGGTTTGATGATGTCAAGTCAGACGAGTTGGAGGCTTCGTCGTTGCCGAAGGTGTTTGACACCAGCAAGATGGGCAAAAATAGGGCTAATCGGGCTTTGGAGGAGATTTAGATGCTTGGTGATACTTTGTGGTGGGTAATGGGCTTTAAGCGCTTGGAGGGCTTTTAAATGGCTGGAAACAAAAAGAAGGTTCACGACATCGCATTGCTCAACACGCTGCCGATTGAGCAGATCACGAATATGTTTGAGGCTGGAATGAGCGAGACGAGGATATGCGTGGCGCTCGGTGTCAGCAAGAAGGCGCTGACCGAATGGCTGGACGCACCAGAACAGGAAGGTTTCCTCGCACGCGTGCGTGCGCGAGCAGCGAATCATATCGTAGGGCAGATGATCGAAATTGCCGACGAGACGGACATCGAGGAGGTCAACAAGGCGCGTCTGCGCGTCCAGACGAGGCAATGGGTCGCAGAGCGCTGGAATCCTGCTGCTTATGCCCAGAATAAGATGCCAAGCGTGCAAGTGAACCTGTCTGGCATGAGGCTGGACGCATTGCGACGCATTGAGGTAGTCGAGGACATATCCACAGAAAACAGCGCGAAGTTGTCCTAGTTATCCACAGTTGCGTGGAAACTGGCAGAGTTATCCACATTTATGCTTACAAACCTGTGGATAACAGCAAAATAACTTTACATAATGAACATAGTGTAAAGCAGACAGATGCAACGATATGCGAATGTGTAGGTTTCATGCGCTATGCGAGGAGAGTAGTCACTCACTAACCGATTCCGTCTGACTGATTCGGGTTTACCCCCCCTTCGATCTGCGCGACGGGGCGGGCTGAAACTGC